GCGCCGCCCCTCACGACCTGCGGCTCCTGACAACTCCCCCCAATGCTGTTGTCTGAGCGCCTCACCGCGCAGATTATCAGCCCATGCCTCCGCACTTTTTGCTTGTCTGAGTGCTGCAATACCCTCCGCAGAAACATCTGTCGATCTCAAAATCCGTGATTTTGGTACGACTTTTCCTGCGCCGAAGAGTCTTTGCATGACTTTTGTGACTATCAAAGGCAGTTTGAGAGCCGTACCCACAGTAGCCCCCAGCCCAAGCCCCACCAACGGAACCCCGTAGAAGGCATCACCCGCCACACCCAAGCCCTGCAAAGAAGCTATAACGGGGTGCCCCGTCTGCCAGTGCTCCGCCATGCTGGGCATGAACTCCCCGGACCACGCCTCACCAACAGGGGTATCCGCCGAGGGCAATTCCGCCATTCTGCCGCTGGCATCCAAGACCCCCGCTCCGGGCGCAAGCTGTGAAAGCCACCACGCCACCTGTGACGGAGGCAGGGAAGGCATATGTTCTTGTGCAGCTAAATGGTAATAGGCTCTGGGAATCTCGCCACGGTCAGCCCGATCCCGCAAATCACGCAGCATATCAAAAGGAGGCTCCGCGCCTTGAGGCAATCCAGCAATGCCGTTTCCCTGTGGCATCAGTCCATCCTCTGGCCTTTACGGAATACCATTTTTGCCGGAATCTGCCGTGGGGCTGAGTGGGCATGGCGAAGTGTTTTTGACTGGAACCCGTAAGTGCGTTTGTTGATGGAATCGAGCATCTTCGCAAGATACGCCTCAACTTCATCACGCTCCCCTTCCCGCAACCCGGAAATACCCTGACTGGAAATGCTGCCACACGCAATCTCGTACTTCCACCATGAACCTTCCCCGCCCCCATCAGGCGGGTCTGTCTGGGTGAGCGCCCTAACGGAGTAAAGTTCCATCGCTCAGTTTCTTTACCTTTTTTCGGTTTTCGATATGTTCTGCGGCAATATCTTCCTTGGATTGCCCGTGATAAGGCACTGCATGACCTTCCTGGCACATCAGGTCATTGGCGCAATGACCGTATTTATTGATTATTTTGCCGAGAATACGCCCGAATTTACCTCTGCCACTTTCTTTGGCAGTCTCAAGGGTGATCTGGTAATCCTCTGCCTCAATGAATTCCACCAGGAACTTCTTCGCCAGAAGGCCGTATTTCTTCTCCACCTTGTCGCGGGTACGAGATTCCGGCGTGTCGATGCCATAGAGCCTGATGCGCTGCTTGGAGAGGATGACCTTAAAGCCAAGATCAATATCACAATCCACTGTGTCTCCATCAATGATTCGAGTGATTGTGGCTTTGTATTGATACATCAGTCAGAGTCCTTTTAGCTCGTCCATCGCCTTCACTGTTCAGCCTCTCTAATTCCTCCAGGTTATTTGCCCAGAACATATCATCAGAAATTTGGAAATCTTCACCCACTTGAATCAGATCCACCTGTAAATGCGGGAACTGCCCCCTGAGAGATTCAGCACAGGCGTAAGCCAAGGAGTGCAACATATACACCCCGTCCATAAAACGAGTTCCAGTAAAAAGAATTGCGTGACGCACCATACAAGTTTCCCCCTTCTAAGTTTTTTGTTATCAGCCATTAGTCAGAGACCTTTCTAAAAAAGTGTTCAGGGTGGTTCATTTGCGGAGACCACACTCTGAACGCTATCCCCGTTTATTCGATTACATCATAAAATCAGTCAGGTGGACAATCGCGGTAGCGACGAAGGTTCCCAGCACCAGCCACGCCAGCCTTTCCCACCGGGCAGCATGGGCATCAGTGGAGTCACGCAGGTACTTCAACTCAAAAACCGCTTCCGCCCACCGCTTCCCGCATTCCTTCTCATGGGCTTCGATCCGATCCAGAGCCTGCATCGCAACCTCCATCGCCTTGTTGGTCGCCTCCAGTGACTTACTGGCGGCAACAGCCCTGCGCTGTGTCTTATTCATCCGGGGGAATATATCAGAAAGACGGGAAGAAAGAGCGGCGGGATAGCCTTGCACTAGGGATCAGGGAATAACCCTATCCGATATTAACCAACCAAAGCCTACCGGAATCCACCCCACCGCCCTGGAAAAATCTGACGTTGATATATATCAGCTTCTGTATCAACTTTATCTGTATCAACTTCGCTTATCCCAGATGAAACTAAATAAAAAGAAAAGCTGATATCAATATCTGATTGTAGCTGAAGTTGATTTATATCAATGGCTGCTTTGTATCAACGTCTAATACAGCAAAAATCTTCCCACTGCAAGTGGCTTCCCGTCCATCCATATGGAAGTCCCTATTTTGCTGATAAATTTTTTTTATAAAAAAATTTCAGGGGTCAGGATTCCTGACCCTTTTCCGCAGAAAAAAGGGTCGCTGAACTGTGTAACACTATGAATAGATTACAGAATTATGGGGTAGTCACGAAATATTGTACTGGCTCGATGAACCTTGTTCAGAACTGGGAATTATTTGAGTGGATCAATACGTATAACTCTCTGGCCTACGTCGTTGAAATAAGGGGGGTCCGGGTGGTCGGTCAGGGGCGAGGTACTATCATCGAAAAACTGGCAGAAACCGACTTTTAACGGTTAACGGTAGCCGGGTAGTCAATGGATCAGTCAGGCGGCTGATTCGATACTTATATATATAGCTCTCATCCTGACTCGATCAATGCCGGGTAGTATCGTCATCATTGTTAATGACTACCTCGGTATCCATACTTTCACCATGATCGATGACTGTACCAATGTTCGTACTCTCATCTTGATCGGTGAGACCCAGGGCAGACAGCTTAGCTTCGAGGTCTGCGGTGATCGCCGCGGCTGATCGGTTATCGTTCTGGGTAACGTCGAGGCTGTGCCGCCTCATGCCGAGACAGTCAGCCATCAGGCTGATCGCCTTCAGTCTATTCACGCCGAAGTCGTTGTCATCGATTGCTTCGGACAACTTCGAGATTATGAGATCGCGTTTGCTCAAGCCTCTATCTCGGTACACACGCTCCCTTTTAGCGATTATGCCCTCCACCATTGCTGTTACGTCCCCCCTCGACAGTAAACGGCTGGCGGCTTCTCGCTGAGTCTTCGGGTTAGCATCCGGGCTTACATCATAGGCTTCGCGATACGCCTGGGCATTACTCATAGTGCCTTCAGCTACCAGGCGGCAGAAGTGGCGCTGCTTGCTTGTCAGTGATGACTTGCTCATGCCAGCAATGGTAAGGCGATAATGCCATCCATCAGTCTATATATGACCATAATCGATAACCCGCAGATATCGTCGCAATGTCTTTTGTTTGCTGGGTTGCAATGTTGCTTGAAAAAGCGCAAAATGTTTTTATTTTCTTCCGGTTCAGCCGGGAAGGGGAGCCAAGAATGGCAAAGGAAGTCAGAGAGTCAGTCCGGACAATGAGCCGGGGGCTGACCAAGAAACTAAAGAAGGTGCGCGAGACCAAACAGCGTCGAGCGTCTAAACGTCAACTGAGGGAGTACAACTAAATGAATGAATTACTTGTGAATCAACTGGGGCTGGCGATGCTGATATCGGTGGTGCTGATGTTCGCCGTGATGATCTTTGCTATCTACATCGATGTGCGGCGACACCGAGCGGCTGAGGCTGCCGCCGCTGAAGCCGAGGCCGAAGAGGATGAGTCCTGGCAGTCGATGTACGAAGCCGAGCTTGAGGATCGATATAGAGAAGAGCGCGAACATTCCGAGCAATATCGGGAATGGCAAGCTGGAGGCCCAGCGCCTAGCGGCAGACTTTCACAGTTCTGATTAACCAACCTATATAAGAGGAGACCAGACCAATGACCACACAACTGATAGACCTCGGCCTTAAGTGGGTCGCTACGAAACTCCGAGGCGAAGCCGTGAGAACCGCCGAAGCCACACCCGCCTTCTGGGACTTGTGGCGCGACCATAAAGACCGCGTGAAAGCCGAGGGATTCGGCGTCTACAAACCGAATGGGCACTTCGTTGTAGTCGATAACAACGAACGCGACCCGGCGAAGCTCGCCGCGACTGCCGCAATAGCGGCATCGTCGCAAGCCATCGACGCGCCAGAGGGCTACGACATCCCAGCCCCCGAAGGTCTGAGCTACCTCCCACATCAGCGCGGCGGCGTGAAGGCGCTAGAGGAGCGTCACAGCGCATTGCTAGCGGACCCAATGGGATTGGGAAAAACAATTCAGATTTGCGGTCTATTGAATAAGATGCCCGGCGAGCTTCGGACGGTGCTTGTAGTAGTACCAGCTAGTCTAAAATTGAATTGGGCAAAAGAGCTTTCAAAGTGGTTGGTCATCCCCCGCCGTATAGATGTCATAAACGGCGGCAAGGAATTGATACCCGCCGATCCCGATATCGTCATCATTAACTATGACGTACTGGCGAAGCACTCCGAGCAACTGACCAGCCGGGTCTGGGAC